GGCCATTGACATTTAAGAATCTGAAATCCACCGCTGTCACCTAACATGAATGTACCTTCTTCACGTTCTCTAATGATTGACTCACTAGGATCGTCTTTGGTAGTATCTAAGTTAGCGTGACCAGCACTATACAAACCCCATTTGTAATAATAGAGACCCTCTTTACTATTAAGAAAGTTTAGTTTCTCTACATCACCGTTAAATTGAGCAGGGATACGTGCAGGATCAAAGTATTGTTCTCCTTTACGTTGCTTACCTAAGCCAGATATATAAAAACTACTGACTGCAGGTAAGAACAATGCCCAATCTGGGTTTTGTTTTGCTGATAGATTGTCTTGTTCCATTATTTCGCTTGTGCTGGGAGTAAATAACGATAAACTGCTAGACCACTGTCAACAACAATCTCTGTTGCACCAGCATCACTAATACGAATAATCTTATCACCGGGTAGATCCATGATGCTTAAAAATTCTTTAACAGGCCACATCCATGCTTTGTTCAATGAACCAGTAACACCCGGGTGAAATACAAAGTTACCTGAGTGTGTTGATGGGTCACCAAAGTAAACCATTAGATTACCGTTTTCTGTTTTAGTAGTAAAGTTCTTTTCTTCACTATTAGCACTTGCTTGACGTTTCAGTCGTTGAATGCCTACAATAGTGGGTTCAAACTCAACACCCCATATAGTACCCTTAAATGTAACAGTTTTAACTTTTTCATCAGCAATAGCTTTACTCATCAAACGATAATCGTTAACAAAGTCACCTGCTTTTGTTTCAAAGTGAATGTATTCCGGTACACTAACCCCGTCTTTGTTAACACGTGTAACAGTGATTTTACTATGTTCATCATAGTCATCAAAGCCTAGAATTGTTTTTAGCTTACCTAAGTTAGGCATACCAAATACACCAATAAACTCTGCGCTAGGATGTTTAAGAACACCACTAACAATAACAGATTTATCTTCTGCCACTGCGTTTACAGTTGTCTCTGTGTCAGTCCCACTGACCTTAATCAACTCAATACAGCCTAAGCCATGTGTATGTTGAATTAAATCTTGTAAATTATCTTTCATGTTTTTCCTTTGTTTTAACTATTTAGGTAGTTGTGATACGTATTATATAGGAATATATTACGAATAGCAACACCAATTTAACCGAAACTGAATAAATCATCAAATGTACTATTGGTATCTGTATTGCTACGAATATCCCAATCTAATACACCCAATAAGTTATCAATCTTTTCATCTACTAACGTTTGTTCCATTGCTGAATCATCAAATGGTAACTCTGTGAACCATTTGGGTAAACGTAATTCATCAACAGGATATGCTACACTTGTAAACCCTAATGGATTGGGTTTAAGTTTACATACAACAACCTTCATACCATCAATAATCTTTTGACTATATTGGTCACTATTAACTCTACGCAAGTAGTTATAGTTCAATGCCGCACGAACATGTCCTGGCATATTAGCTCTACCTGTACTACTCTTTGCTTCTAAATCACCATACATTGTAAGTTTGTTTACACCTTTAGGTGAACCTTTAGTCCAACTATCTTGTGCAGTTAGTATACGCTTGAAGTCTTTAACTGCCTCAATAACTTCAGCACGACCTTTACCTTGTTGAAGAACCATCTGTAGTACATTCATTAAAAATTCTTGTACATACTTAGGAGTATCAGCACGTTTCAAGTCAAGACCCATAGCTTTGATATCACCTAAGTCTCCATCTTTATCTTTACGTTTACCTTCTTTGTCAAAGATGTTAATAGCATAACGCTTCTTAACAATAAAGATAGCACGATCACCGATCAGTTCACGACCAGCTTTAATGATAGCTCCGTTCTTTCTTGGAGCGTGAAATGCTTTCTCCATGAATGCAGGAAAACTTTCATTTGCTTGTTCAGCAATGCCATCATATAGACCAATACAAGTTTCTTTATTCCACTCTAATGCACCAGAATCAATCTGTGGCTTTAATGTAGGATAAGCTGTAAAGTAACATGAGTCAGTATCACCATACACAATAGCATTGCCTTCATGTGAATAGATACCCTCAACTGTTTCATTGATAGTACTCATCATATGTTTAACAATCTGACGACCAGATAGTGTTACAGATTGACCAATACGCTTATCATAGAAACGACAATGTTCATTTAACAATGCACCATATGCTGAGTTAAGTAAAATCTTACGGACAAGTTGTCGCTTGTCGTAGTAATCAAACATATCAGTGCCATATGCTTCTTTAGCTTGTTTCTGAATAGCTTTACGTTCTGTATACCAACGTGTGAGTAGACCGGGAACAACACCTTCTTTTTCATAAGTAAAGATTGTGCCATTAGCTGATAGCATCCAGGGACGATGACTATCAAAGACCATCTTCCATACTTCTGCCGCAGACATTTCTTCACTACGACCATCTTCAAAGTCAACAGTAAGAATAGTGCCACGTTCTTGGTTCATAATAGCTGTATACTCTAATGCACCAAACAGATTTTCCCAAAGAATACTACCTGTAACTGCGTCATCACCTTCTTTGTGACGTTTCTTTTCACTTGCTAATCGCACGCCTTTGTCTTGCATATATTGGTCGGTGATTGTTTGTCTGACCTGAGCAACAATGGTTTCACCTGCCATGTTGAGGGCCCGAATAACCGAGGGATAGAGCGAGTTAATATCAACTGCTCCGACATATTCATGCATACCTCTTTTCGGCGTAGCAACAAAGGCACCTGCTGCCTGCTGGACATCTTCTTCATTTTCAACCTTTCGTTTTTTATCTGGAACTACTAAGCCACGTTCATGGGCTTCATTAAAAATTGCCATTTCAATCATTGCCACAGAACCCATTACTGTTGGAAGCAATACTGTGTTCTCATGTGCAAGTTGATTAGCTAATTCTAAAAACTTAAGTTTGTTGTGAATTTTCACTAACAACATAGTATCTTGCCTATTGTATTCAATGAACTTTTTGAAGTCTTTGTTATACAGTTGGTCAAGCGTACCTTCATATTGTGTTTTGTTTTCACCTACTTCCATCTCACCGATACTATCAAGTTTGTAACTATGACGACTTTCATAGTTATACTTTTTGTATAGTTGTAGATAGTCCAAGTGAATACGACCTACTAAGTCATAAGTTGTTTCACTTTTACCAAATCGTTCGTATTCTCTAGCTTTAGGCAGTTGACCCATCAAGCAAAACTTGCGAGTATCATCTTTACTCATCACTCTAGTAACACGATTAACCATGTAGGGTATGTCATAGCCCTCTGAGTTCCAACCAGTCAATACATCAGCATCATCTATTAATTGAAAGAAAACATCAAACATTTCCTTCTCTGATTTGAAAAGCATTGTATTCTCAAACTCATTAGTGATTTCTTGGGCTGTTTCACTGCTCATATGTTTCGGAGCAATCACTAGTGTAATGCATTGGTCTAGCCAATCTAAGTAACAACTGATAGCTGTTACAGGATTGAATGGATCGCTTGTAGGACTAAAACCCTTTTCAGGATCAAAGTCTACCTCAATGTCAAAGAAGCAAGTATGAAGTTTAGGTGCATCAATGCCAAGATAGTTTTCACTTAAGCAACGAAAGACTACTGGTACATCACTTTCAAACAGTTTCTTATTTGAGTGGATACGTTTTTCTTTTTCAAACTCTTGTCGTTTGCGAGTACTGAAACGACTGACTGGATCTCCATAGATGCTACGATGTTTACCCTTAGGATCAGGGTAATACAATACATAGTTAGTAGGGTATTCTTTGTATTGACGCTTGCCGTCTTTATCCCGTTCTACAACGTAGATACGATCCTCATCCCTGCTATGAATAGCGTCAATATAACTCAAAGTGTTTTGCCCACTGTTTCCAGGATTGTGTTAAGTTCATCGTGATCCTTGTTAGTTTGACCCAATGATGCTTTGTGGGCAATTTTAATTGCTTTCTTTAGTGTAGAAGCCTTGATTTCAAGTTCTTCTGCAACTGCTTTAATAGTATCGCTTAATCCACCATTCAATGTATCAATTTCATGTAGTACGTGCATACCTTCATTGACCAGTTGAGTTAGTTTAATTTTTGCTTCACCATTAAACGTTCTGTTATAATCTGACATAGTTTCTCCTTAAATAATTAGTTAGTATACTTGACTTGTGTAACAAAGTCAAATATTTTGTGTAAAAAGTGGTTAGATAAATACCCATATGAAACCCAAAGTAATATTGTATTTGGATCATCCTAGATGTTCTGTTCAATGTTGCCACGGTATTATCCGTGCTCTTAGCCCAAAGTATGAAGTTGACATATTTCAGCAATATGAGATAAAAGAATCTAATTTTAAAAAATACGACATAATTGCTTTCCCCGGCGGTATTGGAGACAGCGATAGTTTTGATACTACTCTTAGGGGTAAAATGGATGTTATTAAAAATCAAATCACTAAGGGCAAAAAGTATCTTGGAATATGTATGGGAGCTTTTTGGGCTGGACATCATTATTTTGATATACTTGACGGAGTCAAATGTGAACAATATATTAAACGACACAACAGTGATGTGCGTAGACCATTTAGTACGATAGCACCTGTACTTTGGGAAGGCAAAAAATATAACATGTTTTTTTATGATGGTTGTTCATTAGTAGGAGACAATAGTAAATTTGAAACTATTGCTACATATGTAAATAGTGATCCAATGGCTATAATACAAAACAATATAGGATTAATAGGTTGTCATCCTGAAAGTGATGAATATTGGTATGACAAACCTTATTTAAAGAAATATTGGCATAACTTTGTACATCATCAATTGTTATTAGATTTTGTAGATAAGTTAATGAAACATTAATTTTTATTTTCTACAATCTTTTTTACCAATTTAGGTAATCCTGGATTGACATGTAATGCATGTGGCATTAATTCATTACGAATATAGTTTCGGGTATATCTAGAATTCTTATTGGATTCGTCCTCAATCCAGGGTACATTATGACTTTCGCACCAATAAATAAAATCTTGTTTTCTAGTAGTTAGAAACGGTCTAATTACATTGTTTCTTGTTAGTGGAATAACTTTGGGTGTGCCATGTAAACTTGACCAAATATATGTTTCAACACAATCATCTAAATGATGACAAGTAATGACTGGTCCTAATTCGCTTAAAAAATCATAGCGTTCTCTACGCCAGTATTCTTCTTGACTTTCTTTATTACCTTTTTGACTTCGAGGTGATCCATATAGCATAGGAATATTATTATCACTGCAATACATAGAAACAAACTTACTGGCCTTTTCACCGTTTTGTGTTCTGTGATTAAAATGAGCAATCGTTACTTCGTGCTTGCGACTTAGAAAGTCAACTACTGCCATGCTATCTACACCACCGCTACATGCGATTGTGATTCGTTTGGGTAAGGGTACTGTTAACTTAATCATTTATCTATTGTAGCATGTAATGACTTAGTTAGCAATGATTATGGTAAATTGTTGTTTAACCGTAGGCTGCGGCTGCTAATAATTGTCTAGCAGTTCCAACACCTGTAGTATTAGTAGCAACTATACCTGTATTTGATACTAGATTGGTTAATGAGTAATTAGTTGATCCGCCGGTAACCCCATATCCAAATATAGCTGTATCAATTCCATACCCTGAGGCTGCTAAACTATATCTAGCGGTACCTACACCTGTAGTATCAGTAGCAACAACACCTGTATTTGATACTAGATTGGTTATTGATAATTGGGCGGAAACCGAGTTAGCCCCGTATCCAAATATAGCCTTGTCAGTACCATAATTGGCGGCCGCAAGATAGCCCCTATCGGTCCCGACACCAGTAACATCATTGGCAACAATACCCGTATTTGATACTAGATTGGTTAATGAATAATATCCTGCGCTAGCTGTTCTACCATATCCAAAGATAGCTTTATCTGTGCCATACCCTGCAGCCGCAAGAAGTTGTCTAGCAGTTCCAACACCCGTAGTATCAGTAGCAACAACACCTGCATTTGATACTAAGTTGGTTATTGATAATGCAGTACCAATGGAATTAATTCCATATCCAAACAATGCTTTATCAGTACCATAACCTGCCGCGGCCAATGCTTGTCTAACAATCCCGACACCAGTAACATCATTGCCAACTACACCTGTATTTGATACTAAATTAGTCATTGACCGGTAAGTGAGAGGTGCTGAAGAAATCCCATAGCCAAAAATAGCCTTGTCAGTTCCATAACTTACCGCGGCTAATACTTGTCTAGCCGTACCTACACCTGCAGTATCATTGGCAACGATGCCAAGATTTGATACTAGGTTAGTAATTGATAATGAACCACCACTATAACCATATCCAAATATAGCACTTTTACCTATAGGTCCTGAAACTACTGTCCAGCCGCCTGTTACTGTAATACCACCCGTAATTGTTATTGGCATTTATTACTCTTTATTGAAAGATTTCTGGATGCATTTTGCCAAATATCTTAATATACTTTCCAGCCATCATATCAGCTACTGCTTCAATTGGACTACCTGGATAACTGTCATCCGGCTTAATCATATTTAGTTCGCCCTGACGTACATGAACTAATTCGTGGAATACAGTACGAAAGATATCTACTAAATTTCTATTTGCACAATAAACCCATACTTCACCTGTATCTGGATTATGTCTACCAGTATGATG